TTCCTAACGACTCAGAAGGCCAGCCTCGTACTGATGCAATCCTTCGTTCAGATGGTGCGTGGGTTCCTACAAATCCTGCCAATTCTGACTATCAGGCTTATCTAGCCACACTCCCATCCAACTCTTCAACACCACAGGCAGGTGCATAATGTCACGCGCACAACTTACAAGTACGGTAGAGCAGTCAAGCGGTGGCGTAGTAGCTCCGTTCTTGGCTGGCAAGAACAAGATTATCAATGGTGATTGCGCCATCAATCAGAGAAATATCACCTCAACTGGCGTGACATACGGTTTTGGCTACACCTTAGACCAATGGCAGCACTATTGGACTAGCGGAACTGCAACCATAAGTGCGCAACCATTTACGGCTGGAACTGCCCCCGTTGCTGGTTATGAAGCAAAGCAATTTTATCGCGCTGCACTTACAGGTATCGGAACAACTACAAACGACAGTTTTGCTTTGCAGTTCAATGTTGAAGGCGTTAGAACTTTAGCCAATCAGACTGCAACAGTTTCCTTTTGGTGCAAGACTGCATCTGGTACGCCAAACATCGGTGTTTCTATCAATCAAAACTTTGGCTCTGGTGGTTCATCTGGAACTTTTACAGGAAAGACAGTCACTTTATCTGGTGGCACTTCTTGGACAAGATATTCCGTTACTTTTGCAATTCCTTCAATAAGTGGGCAAACAATCGGAACTTCCGATATGCTCACAGTTTATTTCGTGCTTCAAGCAGGAGCAGCAAGAAACGCAATCTTTGGAACTTCTGCTAGTAATAGCGCCAACACTTTTGACCTTTGGGGCGTTCAACTTGAGGCTGGCTCAGTAGCCACTCCATTCACTACCGCCAGCAACACACTCCAAGGCGAGTTAGCCTTGTGCCAACGGTATTTTTGCAAGTCTTATGATTTATCAGTTGTTCCAGGAACGGCAACTTATATAAACAGTTGGGCAATGGATTACGGAACCGCATCAACTAGTAAGTTATCTTTGCACTGCACTTTTCCTGTTGTAATGAGAACCGCTCCTACTGTTTTGACTTATGACGAAGCGGGAACTTCGGGAGTTGTTTCAAGAAATGGAAACGGAAAAACAGGTGCAGCAAATGCAATAGGAAGTTCTGGTTGCACTTTGTATAGTTCTGATACAACTTCATCAACTTGGCTTTCAGTTCAATGGACAGCAACGGCGGAACTATAATGAATGATTACACATATACAGAAGAAATTTCTGATACAGGTTGGGCATATATTCGGCGTTCGGATGGAGCAACAATTCCAACCGACCCTGCCAATAGCGACTATCAGGCTTATCTAGCCAGCCTTCAAACGCCTACTGCGTAGGGTGTAAGGTGGGGGCATGGACAATCACACACCAATTCAAATTGGCAAAACCACAATCTATTTCCCAACCGAAGTTCTATCAGGCGACAAAGTTGATGCTGGTTGGGAATTTCAGTTGAAGAAAACGGATGACGGCTATATTGCCAAAGAGCCAGAGCCAGCAAAGTTTTATTCCATCTTTGGCTAACTCCACAGAGAGTTAAGACCTGTTACCCTACTTGTATGGGATTAGCTCTATTAGGATTTATATGTGGGATCGCAGTTGGGTTTATCTATGGGAGATACTGAGCTAGTACCTCTTGACGAGATATACCGGCAACTAAAGAACCGTTACGACACCTCGGGGTTTAGCCCCTATGTGATCCGTACCGATTGGCAGATTATCCGGCGCATAGGCGTTCACCCTGCGCTCGCTACTGTTCAAGACCTTGAGAAGGTAGTCCTATCGGCTACCAAGCAATCCACCAAGGCAAACTATGTTTCGCGCCTACGCTCGATTTACAAGCACCTCAACAAGATGAACCTCATCAACGGCAATAACGCCGCAGAGGATCTGCCAAAGGTTAAATCAGGTCGTGGCGTACCCAAGCCTGTTACCCAGGCTGAATTTGATAAGTTGATGGCTGAGGCTAAGCAACCTTACAAGGATTGGTTCATACTCGGCGGCTTAGTCGGACTACGCGCGCACGAAGTAGCCAAGATCGAAGGCGCTGATCTGATTGAAGATAACGGCGGCTATTCCTTACGAGTAGTTGGCAAAGGCAAGACCGATCTGATCGTTCCAGTAGCCAAGAGAGTTGCCGAGATGATCCAATCTCACGGCACTCTTGGCAGACTATGGGTTATTGACCCTAATGGCTTCTCCAAGAAGGCGGCAGACGAGATGCGCCGAATCCTCGGCCCGAACGCCAAGCACTTTCACTCTTTACGGCATTACTTTGCAACTACGATGCTAGAGAAGTCCGGTGGCGATCTCCTAGCCGTTAGAGATTTAATGCGCCACTCCTCAGTAGCCACTACTCAGGTCTATACGCAACTCTCACAGGACAAGACACGCTCGCTTGTGAACTTGATAGAGTAGCCCAATGAACCTCGTTCAAAAGGCGGTTGAACAGGGTGGCAAGTTAGCACCCATAGCAATACCCAATACCTTTGGGGGAATGAACCCCTCGGTCTTTATTGATCCTGACGGCGATATCCTCGTTAATGTCCGCGTGGTCAATTACATTCTTTACCATAGCGAGAACAAGCAACTTTATCCTTCACGATGGGGGCCGCTTGCCTATCTTCATCCTGAAAAGGATCAGCGCTTAGTTACCGAAAATTACCTAGTACGCCTCAATAGCGACCTAGTAATGACCGATTGCACCAAGGTTGAGATGTTAGAGCTACATCAACCTATCTGGGAGTTTGTCGGCCTAGAGGATGCTCGCCTTGTCTATTGGAATGATTACTACCTCATAGGCGTTCGGCGCGATACCACTACTAACGGCGTGGGTCGTATGGAACTGACCAAGATCGCGCTAGACAAAGAGAACTGGGTTGCAAAGGAAGTTGATCGCAAGCGAATCCCTGCACCTGTTCCCGATGCCTCGTACTGCGAGAAGAACTGGATGCCGGTACTTGATCGCCCTTATCACTTTGTTAAGTGGTCTAGCCCTGTTGAAGTTGTCGAGTTTGATGGAACACAGACCAAGCAGGTTAGCGTTCGCCAAGGAATCCAGCCCGCTAAAGATCAGCGCGGCGGCTCTCAACTCATACGATGGGGCAACTGTTACATCTCAATAACGCATGAGGTTGATCTCTTTAAGAACTACCTCAATCAGAAGGATGGCATATACCGCCATAGGCTCTGCGTATATGACGATCAGTTAAACCTTGTTGGACTATCCAAAGAATTCTCGTTCCTAGATTTCAGGATCGAGTTCTGCGTAGGGATTGCTGAATACCAAGGTGACTTGCTGATTAGCTTTGCCGTTGCAGATAACGCCGCATTTGTATTAGTAACGCCGCGCGTTATTATTGAGGATCTAATAGCGGAGGCGCTTGATGCTTGATGAACTTATCTATGCACTATCTAAAGACCCTTTCAACCCACAGTTAAACTTTGAGGTTGCGGTTGAGTACGAGAAGGCAGATCAGATAGCGAGCGCAGTTTCTTTCTATCTACGCACCGCCGAGTATGGCAAAGAGTGGGGCGATGTTTATGTTTATACCTCGCTGCTTAAACTTGCCAAATGTTTTAACGAGCAGACAGACCGCCTAACAACAGTTGCTAATTGCCTTATGCAAGCAATCGGATACGACCCTGATCGCCCAGAAGGATTCTTCCTCTTGTCGCAGTTCCACGAACGCCAAGGTAACTGGCGCGAGGCTTGGGTTTATGCTCGAATTGGTCAGAATGTTTCAGGCGATGACTTTGGATACAACCCACTTCCGACAGATGTTGGCTATGTGGAATACGCCTTAGATTTTGAAGAAGCCGTTGCAGGTTGGTGGCTAGGTCGCAGAGATGAATCCATCAGAATCTTCAATGAGTTGCTTTCTATGGAAATCAGCGATGAGTACCGCCAAGCGATAGAGGCAAACCTTGCCGTTATTCTTTGATATCGGCGCTAATCGTGGCGATGCTACGGTTGTTGCGCTCGCTCTTGGCTACGATGTAGTAGCCCTAGAACCTTCACGGATTTATGCAGAGCTAGTCAAGAACTTTATCTACAACCCTCGCGTTACCCCACTCAAGTTCGCCGCATCTGATAAAGATAACGAGCGCGTGGAGTTCTACGAGGCACAAGAAGATGGGCTAAGCACCCTCAATAAAGAGTGGCTTACCTCGGACACAATGCCCTATGCCGGCAAACCCTTTTGGACTACCCACGCCAATACGATCACGATAGACACCCTCGCCAAGATATACGGCGAGCCTGATCTCATCAAGATAGATGTTGAAGGCGCTGAGTGGTCGGTATTCAAAGGCATGATCTGTAAATACAAGATGCTTACCTTTGAGTGGACTAAGGCAACGATAGACGAACACCAAAAGCAGTTAGACTATCTGCGCGCTCTTGGCTACACCGAGATAGCACCGCAGTTCATAGAACCGCACTTAGATCAGCCTGATAAGTGGTACGACATAGATCAAGATTTATGGGCTTGGCGAGATGCACACGCTAAAGCCTGGGAAACAGATGGCTGGAAAAGAAACGAACTTAGACCAACTGCCGATGTAGGCATGATTTGGGTACGCTAATAAAGGAGAATAGATGGGCTTGTTAGATCGCCTAGCCGCTAAAGTAGCGGAGCAGATTACTAAAGCGCCAACGCTTGCGCCTTCAGCATCTCCAGTCAATGTGAACGCAATTACCAGCACCGATACTCAGCACTACAACGCTGACCCTATGTATCGCAACCCTATTCTTGGTAGCGCACCATTTCCTGCCGCCGTTCCGCTTTATCCAAATGCGATCAACCCACTTAACCCACGCACAAACCGCGCTGATCCACGCCGTTACGAGTTCTTGGTTGCTCAGAACATCAATCTCTTTGAGAACCGCCTCGTACCATTTAAGACCCTTCGCGTAGCCGCAGATCAAATTGATATTCTTCGCCGTTGTATTGAGGTTCGCAAGGCTAAGCTTGCCGGACTTAACTGGGATATCGTTCTTTCGGATTCTGCTACTGAGCGCATCATTGCCGAATCAGGTGGTAATCACCTTCGCGCTATGTCTGAGGCTCGCGCTAAGTTCGCGCCTGAGATCGCTCGTATGCGCGCATTTTGGGAAACACCTGACCCTGCCAACGGACTTACCTTCGTTGATTGGCTCAATATGGCAATCGAAGAGATGGATGTTCTTGATGCCCTTGCTATTTGGCCTCAGATGAAGGCTAATGGCGAGATTCGCGGATTGCAGATCCTAGACGGCTCAACTATTAAGCCACTCCTTGATGATCGCGGTATGCGCCCTGAGCCATCAGTCGGCCCTGCCTTCCAACAGATCCTCTTTGGATTCCCACGCTCTGAATTCCACGCACCAATAGATGATGAAGAGGCAGATGGCGAGTTCTCAAGCGATGAACTTGCTTACCTTGTTCGCAACCGCCGCGCTAACTCCATTTGGGGCTACTCACCTGTTGAGCGCGCTCTTCCAATGGCTGATATCTACCTTCGCCGTCAGCAATGGATCAAGGGCGAGTTCACCGATGGCGTTATGCCTAAGTCTTGGCTTGAACTCCCTGAGTCAGCCAACCTTACCCCTGAGCAGATTCAGGCTTACGAATATATTTACAACGATGAACTCTCAGGTCAGACTGAGCAGCGTAATCGTATGCGTATGTTGCTCCCAGGTGGAAAGTTGCAGTTTGAAGCAGGATACGCCGAGAAGTTCAATGATCGCCTAGATGATTACCTCATCACCTCCATCACCGGACACTTTGGCGTTCTCCCTACCGAACTTGGATTCTCTGCCAAGACTGGTCTTGGTGGCTCAGGTCATCAGCAGGGCGAGAAAGAAGCCGCAGAAGCAATCGGTATTACACCAACTGCTAAGTGGCTTTCTCAGCAACTCTCAGCCCTCTCCTATCGTTGGTTGGGTATGCCACGCGAGCTTGAGTTCCGCTTGTCCGCAAGCGATGCCACAGACAACGAAGAATCAGCCAAGCGCGATGACCTCAAGAAGCGTTCAGGCGGCTTGACTATTAACGAGTGGCGCGATGACAACGGATTGCCTCTTGTTGATACACCTGAAGCTGATATGCCGTTTGTTGTTGCAGGTCAGTCAGTCTTTATGTTCACCCCTGAAGGCATAGTTGCCGCAGGAACCTCACTTGATGAGTCAGGCGTTCAAGATAACGAGCCAAGCGCAACAGAAGCACCTGCCGAGCCAAAGGCAGAGCCAGCCCAAGAAGAAGTTAAGAAGTTCATTCGTTGGGTCAATCGCGGAACCGCTACTCGACCATTCAACTTTGAACACCTAGACCACGCCTACGCCGAGGTTCTCAACAAGTTCGTTGAGGCTCGGGATCTTGACGGCGCTCGTTGGTACGCCGAACGCTATTTGGGGTTGTAATGGAGTGGCATGGCGCGTTAGTGCGCCTATCTGCTAAACACGCTACACAGATCCGCAAAGGATTTAGAAGTGCATTTAACGCCGATGACATTACGGAATCTTTCTTTAATGCCTTCCTCGGTCACACAGAAGTTACAAATCAGCAAGTAAGGGATTGGGCTAAAGTCCATATTACGCCTAACAAGGCCGCCCTTATTGCTTCGCTTACACCGATCTATGCAGATGGTTGGGTTCTTGGTGATACCGCAGCCAAGGTAATGATTAACAGAAGCCTCAAGAAAGCAGTTCAACCTGCCAATGTTGGCGTAGTTAATTGGGATACTTGGAAGCCCGGCAACCAAGCCGCAGCAACTTTGATTCAACCTTCAGGTGGATTGCAAAGATTGCTTGATAGTCGAGGATTGACTATTGATGGTGTAAGCAATACAAAGTTAGATCGCATTGGAACTGTTCTCGGTAATGCTTTACAGTTAGGCATTACTCCTAAAGAAGTTTCAATAATGGTGGATCAAGTTATCAACGACCCTCAGCAAGCCCTTGTTATTGCACAGACCGAGATGAGTCGCGCAGTAGTTCAAGCTGAACTCGCCCAATACCGAGATTCAAATGTTGAGATGGTTGAGTGGCTAGTCGCTGATCCTTGCGAAGAGTGCCAAGTCAATCTTGATGCTTCCCCTATTTCCATTGATGCCGATTGGCCTAATGGAGATGCGCCGGTTCACCCAAACTGTATGTGTGATATCGCCCCTTACATTTCAGACACCTCAAACCTAGGAGAATAAATGGCAACCTCAATCGCGCCACTTCAACACGGCACAATCACAGTAGGAACAACGGCACAGACACTACTTACAACCCCAGTTGGAGTTCGTAGAGCTTTGGTCGTTATCCGCAACAATGACTCAAGCAAGACCATCTATATCGGAGATGGAACCGTTACCGCTTCAGGCGTAACTCAGGGTATCGGCATTGCTGCTGGAGCTACTCTTCAGGTTGAGTTCTCATCAGGAACCACCATCTCAGTTATCGCTTCAGGCGCTAACACTTCAGTTTCATTCCTTTGGTCAGCAGGTAACTAATGTCTGAGGGTTTTGTTCCACCTGCGGAAGTTCGCGCTAATGCTAAGCGAGGCTTAGAACTTCGTGAAAAGCATGGTCGCGGTGGTACAGAAGTAGGCGTTGCTCGCGCAAGAGATTTATCAAATGGCGCATCAATATCGCTAGACACCATTCACCGAATGGTCAGTTACTTTGCTCGTCACGAAGTAGATAAGCAAGGCGAAGGTTGGGGCAAGGATTCTGCTGGCTATATCGCTTGGCTCCTATGGGGTGGCGATGCTGGTCGCAGTTGGGCAAACAGAATTTCCAAGGAAAACGAAAAAAAGGATAAAGCACTTATGAACGATTTCACTACCGCTTATGCCTCCATTCTCAAGTATGACGAGAATGACGATGGAACCCTTATGGTCTATGGCAACGCCACAGATGATTCACTAGACCTAGATCAACAGATTTGCGACCCTGCATGGCTTGAGAAGGCTATGCCGGATTGGTTCACATCAGGGGGAAATATCCGTGAAATGCACGGCCCTAACGCGGCGGGAGTAGCCAAGGAATATGAAAACAAGAACGGCAAGCATATTATTGGTGTCCATGTTGTTGATCCTTTGGCAGTTAAGAAGGTTAAGACTCAGGTTTATCGCGGATTCTCAGTAGGCATTAAAGCTCCTCGCGTAGTGCGCGATAACAAGGCTGCTAATGGTCGAATCATTGATGGATCAATCATTGAGGTTTCCCTCGTAGATCGCCCTGCCAACCCTAACGCTAAGTTGATCTTGGCTAAGTCAGTTGATGGGGAATCCACCCTCGTACAGGTAGAAGAGATGCACGAATACAAAGCACCTCTCCCAAGCGATATTGCTAAAAAGAAAGAAACCGATTACGCCAGCATTAACGAAGGTGGCGAAGGATCTGAACCTGCCGATAAGGAACTCTATAACCGAGTCAAGGCAGAAGCCAAAGAAAAGTTTGATGTGTACCCATCAGCCGTAGCAAATGCTTGGGTTGTGCGCGAATACAAATCTCGCGGTGGTAAATATCAAAAAAAGACCGAGAAAGGGTCAAAGATGGAAACAATTAAGCAGATCACGGAATTGGCTAAGTCTTTGACAACCGACACCGTGAAGTTTGACCAAGTGGCATTTGATGCCGCTCGCCGCGCAGTTGCGGCACTCATTGTTGCTGAAGCCTCAGAAATGGGCGAAGGCGCAGATGAGAGTTATTCCCTAAACCAACTCGTTGAAGTCGCTAACCATCTTATTGCTTGGTATCAAGGCGAAGTTCAAGAAGGAGAAGCAGCACCTATGTCAGACATTGAACTCTCTGCCGAGGCAGAAATTGTAAAAGAACCAGATACCACTATGGGTTGCAAGTGCGATGGTTGCAAGTCCTGCAAGGGTTGCGATTCAAAGATGTGTTCTGGTCACATGGATTACGCTAAAAACTCACACAAGGAAATGGATGCAGAGAAGTCTGCTGGTCACAAGTGCCTAGAGTGCGGTTGCAACACCTATGACGATGATCATGGTCGCACCGATGTATCTACTGCCGAGATGATTGATCTTGGCGCAGAAAAGTCTGCTGAAGCAGATGCAACTGTTGATGCTACCGCAGCAATCGCAGAGGCAATCACAGAGCAGACACCAGAAGTTTCTGAGGGTGAAACCTCAGAGGATGAGGGTCTAAAAGCCCTTGTCGCAGAAGCCGTTAAGAGTGCTATGGAAAAGTTTGAAGCAGAGAAAGTCGCTCTAGTTGCTGAAAAAGAGTCAGCAGTAGAGAAGGCTTTGAGTCTTGAAACCGAACTAGCAACGGCACTAGAAAAAACCGTTGCAGGTGGGCCAAAGCGCACCGCAACAAAGCAATCACCAGATACTCAGAATGAGAATATCACCAAGGCTTTGCAATTCAAGGCTAAGGCAGATGCCTCAACTGATCCAATGCTTGCTCGTGGATACATCGAAATGGCTAACGAAGCACTAAAAGCCGCCGGTATCGACAAGCTAACACTCTAAACGAAAAGGAAAATAATGCCTAACGCACAAGAAATGTTTGGCGAAACATCGCCAAAGGACTTGGCTGCCAAGAACGAGGCGTTTGAAACTGCTCTTAAGTCAGCAGTAGCAGCGCCAAACCTTGACCCAATGTTCAAGCAGAAGGTGGATGCAGGACTTCCACAGGCTTTTGCTAACAAGTCACTCTCAGCCGATGGAGTTGCTGCTCTTAACAATGCTCTCGCAGAATCAACTGCTGACATTGCCAAGGATATCAGCCTTACATCACCACTTAACTCATCCTTCGCAGCCTTCGACCTCGAAGCACCTGCTAAGTACCTCGTACCAGTTCCAACACCACTTCGTAACAAGCTCCCTCGTACAAAGGGTGTCGGTACTGCACACCGCATCAAGAGAATCACAGGATTCACTAACGCGATCACAGGTACATCAAACATCCACCCAGGTATCACAGAAACTACACAGAACAACTTTGCAGTTAATGGTTCTGCTAACCCTCTATACCTCAACCGTGGCCCAAAGATTTCCTATACTGCTGACGATAAAATCTTCGCTTATAGCTCATTCGGCTTGAGCGATGATGTAACATTTGATGCTCAGTATTCAGGTCTTGGATACCAGGATCTCATTGCGACTTCTGCTCGCTCACTCCTCTACTCAACAATGCTCGCTGAAGAGCGTATGCTTTTGATGGGTCGCGGAACTTCAGGTAACGGATTCTCTGGCGCACTTGCTGCTCCAACAATCACCGCTACTGCTCGTACTGCCGTCACAGGTGAGACTCCAATCTCTGCTGGTACAAAGGTATGGGTCAAGGCTACTTCTGATGCTGGTTCATTCGGTGACTCAGTTGTTTCTTCAGTTGCTTCTGCAACTCCAGATGGATCAACTCAGGTTATTGATGTAGTTGTTTCAACTGCAATCGCTGGCGCTCTCGGATACAAGGTATTCTCAGGCGTAGGCGCTTCTGAGCCTGCTGATACTGCTAAGTTCTATCAGGGTCGCACCGCTACCCTCAAGTTCACCCTTCAGGGCGTTCTTGCTACAACAGGCGATGTTGCTTCAAACCACGCTGCCGACACATCTGCTTACTCAGCAGGTTATGACGGAATCTTGGCTTATGTTCTTGGCGCACAGTCAGGTTACAACAACAACATCAACTCAACATTCTCAACAAGCAACCCTGGCGTAGAGTTCCAGACTGCTTTTGCTGCAATGTACGCTAACAACCTCGCTAACCCTGATGAGATCTTCATGAATGGTTCAGATCGTAAGCAGCTCTCAGATGCAATCAAGTCTGCTGGCTCAACATCTGCATACCGTTTGAACCTCACTCAGAGCGAAACCGGCTCTTATGTCGGTGGCGCAACGATTGATGCACTCCACAACGAAGTTACAGGTAAGCTCGTGGATCTCACAGTTCACCCATACCTTCCACAGGGTGTTGCACCAATTCTTTCGTATGTCTTGCCATTTGAGAACTCAGAGGTTTCAAATCTTTGGGCTGCGGTGAATGTGCAGGATTATGTTTATTTGAATTGGCCAAAAATCCAGCTACAAAACGAAGCGAGCACTTATTTCCGTGGAACATTTGTTGCTTACGGCCCATCATGGTCAGGCGCAGTTTCAGGTATCAAGGCTGCTTAGTATCACAACGATTGAGAGCGCATCGCAAGGTGCGCTCTCTCTCATAAAAGGAGGCAAACAATGACAAAGATGATTCCACCAAAGGGTATGACCAGCGTTTCAATCAATACGCCCAATGGCAAGAAAAGCAAGTTTGTTGGTAAAGATGGATTGCTCCATATCAACGATCCTAAACTGGTCAAGAAACTCAAGGCAGAAGGCTTAGGCGTAGCGAGCGCAAGCGGCGTAATCGCTAATAGTTCGGCAGTAGGTTTTCCTTGTAAAGCCTGCGGGTTCGGTTCATTCTTCAAGAAATGCTCAAAGTGCGGAGAAATAAATGGCTAATGCTTATACCAACACAACACATAAGTTCTCCACCCCTTACCTGACCCTTGCTGAGTTCAAGAACGCCCCTACCGCTATTGATATTGATAACCTTGTATTCAACTCTCAAGACCCCGATGTGCAGGATGCCGAACTCTCTAATGTGATCGCCCGCGCCTCATCGTGGATTGACACATATTGCAATCAGGTTCTCGCGGCTACAACCGAAACCGAGAATATGCGTGGTCGCTTGAGTAGCGATGGAACCCTGCGTATCCACCCACGCTACAACCCTATTCTTGCCGTTATTGCTTTCAGTTACGGCAACCCTACTTCTCAGATGAACCCAATCGTTGATCCATCCGTTGCGTGGATTGAGGATTCTCAAATCATTATGCCGATTGGCAATCTCAGCTTTAACTACACCACCCAAGGCCCACTTCAATTCGGCTTGCCAATGACTCCTCGCCGTGAGTTGTTTGTTAATCTTCAGTATGTTGCTGGATACGCCAATACGACCATTACAAGCGCCACCGCAGGGCAATCCACCCTGATAGTCGCAGATCCAACAGGTATCATCGCTAATTCAAGCCTACAAATCTATGACGGCTTCAACTCAGAGTTAGTCACAATCGCCAGCAACCACACCTACGGCAATTCCACAGTAGCCCTTGCCTCGCCTTTGGCTTACTCACACGGAACCGGCGTTTCAATCTCAGCACTACCGCCAGCCGTCAAAGAAGCAGCGATCTTGGTGACTACCGCAATGCTCAAGGTTCGTGGCGATTCCTCAATGACTATGGCGATCTCAAATACCGCAGGTCAAACTGTTGCGGGCAAGGATAAAATGGGCGAAGATATTGCGCTCGCTAAAGAACTTCTTACCCCTTATCGTAGGGTCAGATAATGGCAGTAGGTCGCAAAGAAGCCCGAGATACTATTGCTACCTTTATCAAGCCTCCACAGGTAGATGGCATCAATCAGGTCTTTACCTCGTTTCCTAAGCGTATTAACTTTGAGGTTAATGCCTTACCTTCTCAAAGAAGCCGTTGCGCTGCCGTAGTCTTTATTGAGTCAGAAACCGAAACTCGTATCGGCTTGGGTGGCTATACCTCAGCAGGTGTGGCTACTGGCATCAAGAAGGTTGATTACTCAGTAGCAATTCAGCTCTTTCATCATTCGCTAGAAAATGATGCCGAGGATGCTATGGCTGACTTTGACCGAGTGATAGACAACCTCAAGAACCGCCTTCGCTCAGATCACCAATTTGGCGATAAGTCAGGCGTACTTGTATGGCAAGCAGCAGAGCCAGTCATTAAAACTTCTTACGGCGAGCCAATGTCTAGTAACGGTACTGCTACCGAAACTTGGGCAGTTGTGAGATTCGATGTTACCCAAATGATTAACGCATAGGAGAAATCATGCAGTTCACTTACAACGGCTCAGATGAGCGAGTTTTTCCAAGTATCGCAGTAACAGTTCAACCCGGTGACACCTTTGAAGCGCCTGAAGATTTCAGCGCAGCAAATGTTTCATCAAAGCCCACCAAGTCCAAGCCAACAGTAGGAGATGAATAATGGCACTAGCACAACC